ATATCTTCCACTATAAATCTTGCTCTCGTTTATCCAACATTTGTAAGCCAATATATTTATTGCCGTTTTGACTTTCATTTTTATAACCTTGTAATTTTATTGTTTCTCCTTGCTTAACATCACGAGAAACTCTTATAGATCCGTAGTAATGATGCTTTGCGTCAGCATCTTTATTTGGCATTATATTTCCTTTACCTTCTTTTAATTCAAATTTATCCATTATATATCCCATCCATCATCAGTAGGTTTATTCCTATTGAAAAGTGCAAGTTTGTTTTTGTAAATTTTATTAAGTTGCTCGTTGCTATCAATCGGTATTTGATCATTAGTGTAAACACTTTTTAATTGACCAAGATGTTTTGTATTATCAAGAGCTGCACTAATTCTTACAAACTCACTTTCAGATACTCCAGGAGAAAAATCATCTTCATAATCTTTTATAGGAGGAATATGTTTATTATCTTTCTCCTGTGTATCACTCGCATCGTTATTGTTAGTGGAGTCAACAACCCTTTTGTTGATCTCCATTATTTGCATCTCATCCGCAGACGCAAATTCCGTACCTGTCAAATCTAAACAAGCTAATGCTCTACCAAGCGATGACGTTTGGCAATTTTCCATTGCACTTGTTATATTGATATGATTAGAATCTCTAAATTCTTGTGCTAATCCACAAGCTAAAAATTTATTTTTATAAAATATTTCTGTTTTTACAATTACTGATTCTGGTATAAATTTATGAACTTCTTTGCCTTTTTTATCTACATAGTTAAAAACTTTTGGCTCGGTTAATTCATAAGAAGAATGATAACTAACATCTAAACCAAAATGTTTTCTAAAAATAGAATTACGATCTTTGACATATAAGTATGATTTGCCTTTAATTTCTTTTGCTTTTATTTCAGAATTTCTTACTTCATTAATTGCATCAAATAGTTTTTTATTATCGGCATTTTCAGTAGCCATATAACTCCTTTGCTTCGTTTAAATATTTATCTCCAATATCCCACCAAAAACTCAATTTGTTAAACTCTTCAAAATGTGGCTCTATAACTTCAAATGGATTTTTTAGTTTGGCTGCTTCTTGTTTCTTCATGCAGCTAACTACTAAATTGTTATAAGCCGTTTTATAATCATAATCTTTTACATAAAAAGGTACGAAATCTTCTGCGTTGGCTTGTATTATAACTGTTGGTATTTTTGTTGCGTGATAATAAAAAGATGCTTGTTGCAAATGACTTTCATAAGGTTTCTCAGGAAGTTTTTTATAACTGTAAGTCCATCCTTTATCTGGTGTCCAATCTTTTTTCTTGCCTACAATTCTATTTGATGTCCAAGTTGTTTTTAATTCAACGAGTAATGTTGGTGTTTGTATATCTGTGTAACCAATGATAGGTACATCTAATCGTTCATCCTCGTAGCTTACAGGGTATTCAAATACAATCTTTGTTCTCTTATCTTCCCACTTTACTCCAACATCTTTTAATCCTAAAAATACTTGCTCGATTGTAGCATTTATATTTTCTTTATCATTTTCCCATTGCTTTTGATCTTCAAAATCATTCCAATCTTTATAATCATCATAAAAATAAAGTGGTCGAACACTTCCATTTATATCAGCAGCAACACTATCTCCTGCTAAAGTTCCACATCGTAATTTACTACTTTTCTTAAAACTATTTCTTTTTTCTTTGCTACAATACCAATATTTGTAAAGCCATACATCAAGAGGTGTATTGGCACTTGATGGAGAAAAATGATAAATACCTCGATCTAAAAGATATGGTGGAATCGGTTTTGGTTTATGTGGTTTAGTATTCTTACGATCCATCATGTGTTGTAATTACTTTGTTAAACAAAAGAAAAAAAGTAAAAAAACATTTGTAAAATCATTTTTTGTGCAACTCCTATGTAAAATGTGTTTAAAATTGTGTGAGTAATATGTTTATGTTTTTTAAAAGTTTAATAAATTTGGAATTTACATAAAAGTTACAATCTTTTAGAAATCATTTTTTAATGTTACAGGATACGACATGGATTTTTTGGAAATAACTAAAAAGTTTGCAAGAGATTGTTACTTTGTTATTTGGAAAGATCCACGAGAAGGTGATGGTCGCTGGAAAACCAATTGGGATGGTCAAGCTGCTGTAAATATTAATGTTGGATGGATGGAAAAGAATCCTAATGATCCAACAGAATTTGTTTTATTTTGCAGCAAAGATACTGATCCTGATTGTGATGAACGAGGATCGGAGATTTATATTCCTGAAGGTTGTATCTTGTATCGTAACTTAATTTCACCAAGTGAAGAAGGAGAAAAGTTTGAGTCAAGTACAACAATCAAAAGTTGAAGATGAGAAGAATAAAGCTTTAGCTGATAACTATATTCTCAACAGAAGCTATCACTACAAAAGAATTGTAGAGGAGAATCAGATTTTTTGGAAAAATTACCATTCTGATTGTTCCAAAGCTGCGGAGAGTGAATGCTTGTTGAAAAATGGAACTTACTTAACAAAATAATATTTAGTAAGTCTTTTAGCTTTGCAGATATAAAAGTTGCATCTGCCATACTTCAGCATCATAACAACAAAACCAGAGAAACATATCCTACGAACAGGCGGTTGGTAAAACTAACAGGTCTAACTCTACGTCAAGTCCAATACTCCACAGCCAAATTACACTTGCATAAGCTTGTGTATAAGTTGTTGATAAAAGGAAAAAACCACTACAAATTAACGATGAAAGAATTTCAAGACTACGAACAAACATTCACTTCAAAGGCAAATACTATGAACAAACCTTCACCTCCTACTAAACCTATTATTAATATAGATATAAATAAAAGAATTAAGAAGTTAGCAAAGAATACTAATCCTTACTACAAGCAAGTAGTAAACAATGGATTAAGTTACCATCAAAACATGGAACACAAGTACATTCGCTTGATGAGTAAAAAACTTTCACAACATCGTTATAGTGAATGGCTTGAAAAAGTTGCTGATAAAAAAACAAAACAGGATGCTCTCTCCTACGCAAGACATTTATGCGGATAACGGAACACGATTTAGATCAATTATATTATGATGCGTTTTTGACGGATCAAAGACTACCAAATGCTATTCGCAGACAGAAACTTACTTTTTGGCTAGAAATGAATAGAGTTGATTGGTTAAATTATGGCAATAGTGAGCCAACAATTAGTTTATCTCCTCGTAGCATATCAAGATGGGAATTAGCTTTACAGCTTATACAATTGATTAATAATGAAGATGATAGGAAAATCATCTGGCTTCGTGGAAAAAGACTCTCATGGTCTAAAATTGGAAGATTAATCGCACTTGATAGACGTAAAGCTAAAAACAAATACAGCGAACTACTCATGCTTATAATTACAAAAATAAAATTAAATTTTAAACAAACTGATAAACAAAAAATATATCGTTTGATTGCTCCAAAGTATGAATAAAAAAAATATTTTTTTTTGTTTGACAGTTTTGACAAAAATAATCTATTTTAAGACCAGACTCGGATAATTGTTTTTACACATCATATAGTATCTCCAGCAGCTTCCAAGCATACAATATTTAGTTATGAATAAAGTTACAAAAGTTAATGGCAGACCGCCAAAGTATAACCAATCACGCAATGCGATTAAAAGAATATTAGAAGCACTTGCACAGGGTGAAAGTATTAGGAAAGCTATAAGTAAAGAAAACTTATCATGGAATACTTTTCGTAAATGGATGGCTGAGAAGCCAGATTTACGAGAATCTTATGAACAAGCTAAATCGGATGGTATTCATTATCAAATTGATTCTGTTGAAGAAGAAATACGAAACATGATGAAAGCAGCAAATGATAAAACTATTAATCTCAATAGCATCAAAGCATTAGATATATTAGTTCGTCATAAGCAGTTCCTAGCTTCAAAGCTAAGTCCAAAAACATTTGGCACAGATAAACAACAATTATCTCTTACAAACTCTAAAGGAGAGAAGTTTCAAATAGAATGGAGCAAGTAATGATTGATGATGATATTATTGAACAAAACAATCCATTTGTTACTTTTTATTTGATTACAAATAGATTAACAAATAAACCAGAATTATTAGCACACTTTACATCGTTTGAGAGTGCAATGGAGATTAAAGAATTTGTTAAACAATTTGAAACTGACACAAGTCCAACAAGATCACCGACAATCCATTAGTGATAATGAATTGGAACTATTACGCATTGTAGATGTGTTAACAGGTGAGTTCCGTATTGGTAACGATATGGATGGGTTTAGGGTTAAAAAGAAAAGAAAAAGTAATATTGAAAAAAAAGAAGGTAAGTAGAATATTTATTGGAATATAAGGATTATTACGTCAAATTTTGGTCGCAAAAGACTTTTTGACACGAAAAACCTTAAAATTTTTTCAAAAATGGCGGAAAACCGCCAAAAATTATTTATTTTACCACAGAAAATATTATTTTTTTGCAGTTATTTTGTTGACATCGGTTATCACAACCAGAAATAATGGCAGAAAACAGCCATTTTTTTTATGTGTTGAGTAAATGTTGAGTAAAATGGCGGAAATCCGCCAAAAAAATTAAGCAACCCCCATGCCATCGTGTCATTATAATTGGGAGTCATTTTAACACAAAACAATTTTGCTTACGGATTTTATGAAAAATAAAAAACCAAATAAAAATAAGCCGAAGGTAATTTCCTTTACGGACTTAGTACAAGCTTTAAATAACAAGTCTAACTTTTCTGATAACTCAGGAAAAGGTGTTGTTAAAGGTAAAGATGTTTCTCGCATGAATGATTTTCTTAAACAGAAATCGTGAAGAAGATAACAATACCTTACAAGCCAAGACAACTGCAAAAGGAAATACACGAGTCATTAAAGAGATTTAATGTTTTAGTATGCCATCGTAGATTTGGTAAAACAGTTCTTTGCATCAATGAGATGATCAAGAAGTGCTTACAAAATGAGTTACCAAATCCACGATACTATTACATTTCTCCAACATATTCGATTTCAAAAAGAAACTGTTGGGATTATTTAAAATATTACACAGATGTCCTCCCAGATGTGCAATACCATGAAACTGAGCTGCGATGCGATTTACCGAATGGTGGTCGTATTCAACTGCTCGGATGTGAACGACCTGATACCTTGCGTGGCTTATATATGGATGGATGCGTTCTCGATGAAACAAGTCAAATGCCAAGCAATCTATGGACAGAGATTGTACGACCTGCCTTAGTAGATCGTGAAGGGTGGATGATTAGTATTGGAACACCTGCTGGAAGAAATAGCTTTTGGCAGCTCTTTGATTACGGAATACACCATGAGCAATGGTATGCAAAAACTTTTAAAGCAAGTGAAACAGGTATTGTACCTGAAGAAGAATTAGAAGAAGCTAAGAAGTTAATGCCACCAGAAATATACGAAGCAGAGTTTGAATGCTCCTTCGATAGTGCTGGTATCGGCTCAATCTACGGCAAGAGCTTACAACTGGCTGACGAGCAAAAAAGAGTTACCAAAGTTCCCTATGACTCCAAGCTAAAAGTTAATACTTTTTGGGATTTGGGAATGGCAGATAAAACCTCTATATGGTTTGTGCAGCAAGTAGGAAGTGCTTTGCATTTAATAGATTATGAAGAAGATAGTGGTGAAAGTTTAGAATACTATGCAGGGATGCTGCAAGATAAAGGTTATGTGTATGATACACATTACTTTCCACACGATGCAAGTGTTAGAGAAATTGGAACAGGAGTATCAAGAATAGAAACGGCACAAAGTTTAGGTCTGGTAACATCAATTGTTCCGAAGCTGTCAGTAGAAGATGGTATCAATGCGGTACGAATGATTTTATCACGATGTTGGTTTGACCACGAAAAAACAAAACTAGGATTGGATGCACTTCGTCAGTACAGATGGAGTACAACCGATAGAGGAGAAATTAAAAATAGACCAGTACACGATTGGACATCGCATAGTGCGGATGCTTTCCGTTACTTGGCAGTTGGATTAAATACATCAACAAATTGGAGTACGGAAATTAAATATCCAAACTTAGGAATTATGTAATGGCAAAAAAAACAGAGTCAGAATTATTACAGGTAATATCGCAGGAAGTACAAAACTCTTTAGGTTTTTACACCTCCGATTTATCGGAACAACGTCAGCAATCGCTAAAATATTATCTTGGTGAGCCATACGGCAACGAGGTTGAAGGCAGAAGTGCTGTTGTTACACAAGAATTATTGGAAACAGTAGAGTCCGTTTTACCAAGCTTAATGCGTATGTTTACGCAAAGTGATCGCATGGTAAGATTTGAAGCAACACAACCAGAAGATAGCAGGTTTGCAGAGAGTATTTCGAACTATTGTAATCATATTTTTAATAAAGATAACGATGGGTTTAATATTTTATACGATTTATTCAAAACAGCACTCCTTCAAAAGAATGGTTTTTGCAAAATCTATTGGAATACATCACAAGAACAGAAAAAAGAGCAGTATCAAGACCTAACAGAAATAGAATATAACGCATTGCTCCTTGATACAGAAGTCGAGATAACAAAAGTTGACGAAAAAACATCTGACGATGCTCTTTTTCCTGTAAAATACGATGTTGAGATAGTCAGAAACAAAGATTTAGGCAGAGTAAAGATAGAAAGTGTGCCGCCAGAAGATATTTTGGTGTCTAAAAGAGCAACTTCGATGAAAGATTGTAATTTTATAGCTCACAGAGTCTATAAAACGAGATCAGAGCTTATTGACATGGGTTATGATGCAGAAATCGTCAATGATTTACCTGTATCGGATGAAGAAGTATTCAACACAGAAGCAGTTACACGAAGAAGTTACGATGATGCGTCAACAGATTTGAATGTAAGCACATTAGATCCTTCACAAGCCGTAGTGAATGTTACGGAATGCTATATCAAAGTTGATATGGATGGTGATGGCATCGCAGAGCTAAGAAAAGTTACTGTTGGTGGCAACGGATATAACAACTACAAGCTGTTAGAGAACGAAGAAATACCTTTTATTCCATTAACAATGGTACGAGCTATTCCTATGCCGTATCGTTTTTTTGGTTTAAGTTTTTATGACCTGATTGCTGATATACAAGCTGTATCATCAACTATTTTACGAAATACACTCGATAATATGTATTTCCAAAACCACGCAAGAACTCTTGTCGTGGATGGTCAAGCAAACTTAGATGATTTATTAACGAGCAGAGCTGGTGGAGTTGTAAGAGTTAAATCACCAAATGCTGTAACACCAATGCAAACACCAAACTTCTTAAATGAAGGTTTGGCGATGATGAAAAAGATTGATGAAATCAAAGAATCAAGAACAGGTGTTGCCAAGCAGCAGATGGGATTAAATGCCGACACTATAAATAAATCACACACAACAGCTACATCAACAAATCAAATGATGATGGCTCAAACACAACGAATAGAACTCATTGCAAGAAATTTTGCAGAAGGAGTCAAAGATATTTTTAAAACAATCTTTGCTATTGTTTGTGAATATCAGGATGCAGAAAGATTAATCAGAATTAATAATGATTTTGTACCAATGAATCCTCGTGAATGGTTTAATCGTTATGATGTTACCGTACAAGTTGGACTTGGAACTGGTAATCAGGATCAGCGATTAGATGTATTGCAACGAGTTTTAGCGGTGCAAGAAAAATTATTAATGCAAGGCGGTTTGAACATGGTGAGTCCGCAAAATATATACAATACTCTTGAACAATATTTACAAAACTCAGGTTATAAAGATGCTTCACCATTTTTCAATAATCCTGCTACTGTTCCACCGCAGCCAAAACAACCAAAAGTTGATCCAGCATTGCAGGTGGCACAGCAGGATATTCAGTTAAGACAACAGAAAGCTGCTGCTGAATTAGAATTGGCAAATAAAAAACTACAAGTTGATTCGACAATCAAAGCAAAGAAACTTGATTTAGAAGAACAAAAACTTGCAACACAAGTTGTAAAAGACACAGATAATTTAGACATGGAAAAAGAAAAACTTGCAACTAAAATAGTACAACAAGGATTAAACTAATGATTAATTTTGTACCTTTTGGTGAATCGAAAAAAGCACAGGATGTTATTTCAGAGTATATCAATAAACCTTATGAAAGACCTCCTGCAATAAATCCTGTTTTTGATTTACGAGAAGAAGGACAAATGTTTCCTCCTCTCAATCCGCCAGTACAAACTGATCCAATTGTCGATCCTTGTCCAGAAGGGTATCAACTAATTGATGGAGTGTGTCAGCCAATAGATCAATT